ATGTGTCCTGAGTTGAGAAAATTAAGGGTGGGGCTTTTTATGTTACCGGATGGAGGGAAGAATACTTTGAAGCCGCTACATGTTGAAATTTGTGAATTAATTGACAATAGCCCAGAGCTAACATATGGGAGTGTTGCTGAGGCTATTGGAGTAAGCCCCCAATATATGTCTAAGTTCAAAAAAAGTGGGACAATTAGTTTTTGTAGTCTCTTGAAATTGTCGCAAGTATTAACGTTGCCTGATGAAAGCTACAAAACTATAATGCGTGACTTTTGCTTGAAAGTTGATACAACAGAACTAATCAAACAAAGCTTTGAGTACGCTTCGATTACTAGGGATATTGAATTGTTAAAATGTTTGATAGGAAAATATCGAAAAGATAAAGGAAGTATTCAGGAGTTTGTGGATGTTTACGAAATATTGTATCAATATATGCTAAGGCAGATTGATGGGGAATCACTGATTGAAGAAATAAATAACTTACGACAACCTACAGATTGTTGTTTGCGAATATTAATTAGCATTATGAAATGCTATGGTTACTATTTTTCTAAAGAGTTTCCAATGATGATTGGGCTTGGTAAAGAAATAGAGCAGAGACTCAAACAGTTAGGTGGTGGACGTAAGGATTTTCTCCAACATTGCTATTTTTATAAGGTATACGAAGTCTTAGCGCCTGTACATCTACGATCAAATAATAGGGATATGGCAAGAGAATATGCTTCTATTATTAAAAATGCAAACGTTGGTATTAAAGCTATTTCAGATGCATCATATATAATTGGCATGTCTTATTTACTTGAAAATAAACAGAAATGTTTATCAATGGTAAAAGAAGCCTATGATTTATCTAAAGGGATTGGTGATCAGGGCTACGAGAATGAGGCGTTTTATAATATGAAAATGGTAGAAATGTATTATGCTGCGGAAACAGAGGGAACGGCTAATGTATTGGCTGACGTTGACAAATATGCTCAAGTTTTTTATCAGAAAGAAAATGAAGATTTTATTGTTTTATTTAAGGCAATGCAAGATACGTCTAATGAAAGCTTACATAAATGCCTTCAGCAATTCTTCACTCAAGGTAATTACTTTTTTTCTAGTCTAAGCGCAAGAGAATTATATAAGAGAGGGGAAGATTCTGCTATAATTAAGTGGATGATGGATTATAAACAAGAGGTGGGAGGGAATGAATTTGAAGAAGAGAATATTGATATTTTCAGTGATGTTAACTTTAATGATGATGCCATTTGTCCCTAATAAGGGATTAGAAGGAAAGGTTTTAGAGAAATACGTTAATTATATGGATGTTAGACCAGGCGGTTGAATTATATGGACCCACTTAATTAACTTCATTAAGTGGATCTTTTTTTATTTGTCAATATATTTTGCTGAAAAAAAGCATTTTGTTTTTTGGCTAGTCTTGAGACATCTGCAAAAATTAGTAATAAAATTATAAAAAAGGTGCTAATTTACAATGGGTGATGAGACTATTACTTGTAGGAGAGATTAGACAAATGAACAAAATAAATGCAAAAAAAATTAAACAGGAAAACATTGAAGATAAAATTAAAAAGATGTTAATGTTAGAACAAATTTTTAGCGAGGATGAAGAATACATACTTGCAGTTAGTAAAATTAAAGCCATGATTAATAATAATTAATCATGGCTTTTTTCGTGTATTTTAAGTAAGTCATCAATTAAATTAAGAATGGTTTGTTTTGTTTCTGACGGCATATTATCAAGACGTTTCATAAGTTGGGCAGTTTCAGAATGGATGTTTTCAGTTTGAAAAGAAGTCTCAGTTTGTAAACCTAATAAATAATCTATCGATACACCTAATACGGTAGCTATTTTATAGGTATTTTCTCTCGAAGGGCTTTTTCTATTGGTTTCGTATAAGGATATTGCAGAGCGATTAACATTTAAAATGTCCGCTAATTCTTGTTGTGAGATATTTTTTTTTGTACGAATAAATTTTATGCGGTCTCCTAATGTTACCATTACTAACACCCTCCGGTTAACTGGATTAAACATTTCTATGATTATAATAACTAAAATAAGTAAATGAAGCAATGCTTTTTTAACAAAACCATTAAAGTACATAAAAAAGGTTTACAGAAGACTTTATTTCGTTGTATGATGTTAACACAAGTAACTAAGGAGGGTAAAGATGAAAAGATTTGATGGTAAGAAACTGTATTTATTAAGGAAAAATAGAGGATTTTCGCAGAGGGAATTAGGAGAGTTGTTAAATTGTAGTCACTCTTTAGTTAACTTGATGGAAAATGGAAAGCTTCAACCAACAACTGCCAAATTATTAGGTATTTCAAGTATTTTTAAGGTTTCTATAGATGAGTTGTTTATAGATTTTTTTTGATTATTATGTTAACACAAGTAACTATATGTGTGAAATCTAGAAATTTTTTTAAAAGGAGCTGATCCCTATGCACAAAAACTTATTCATCGCTCGAAAAGAGCAACGCATGACACAAGAGAAGGCGGCAGATTTAATTCACATTTCACCGAGAACATATTTTGCTAAGGAACACGGTAAAAGTGATTTCACCCTAAAAGAAGCTCAGAAACTAGCAAAATACTTCAAAACAACAGTGGACGAGCTGTTTGCAAAATAAACAAAAAAGGAGGGCACCCATGAAAAACGGTAAAAGACCAACCAAGAGAGAGAAGATACATATCAATTCATATAATTTAAATCCTGATAATTGGCTAATCTTTAAGAAAGTAGATGATGAATTACATTTAGTACATCGTCATACGAACTCAATACGAGTCATTCCAAGTGCATAGGGTGGACAAGCATTATTAAAAATGAGGAGGAATTTATATGAATGAATTAACAGTAGCAAACGATCAAACGTCTAATGGACTAGTATTTGAAAACAATGGCGAGGTAGTAACTGACAGTCTCACAATTGCTGAGATGTTTGGAAAGGAGCACAAAAATGTAAAACGAGATATCTTAGAAACAATTTCGAAATTAGCAAGTCTACAACATAATGCTGAAGTGGATGAACTAGGTATTAATTTTAATACGCTCAAATTTGAGCCCATTGAATATCGAGATAACCGCAATCGAATACAAGAAAAATACATTTTAAACTTTGATGCTTTCATGTTAGTAACCATGAGTTATACAACGCAAAAAGCAATGTTGTTAAAGGTAAAATACATCAATGAGTTTAACCGCATGAAAAACCACATCCAGAACCAACAACAAGTTCCTACAGATCCTATGAGTATCTTAAAACTTACTTTTGAAGCACTAGAAGGGCAAAAGCAAGAACTACAGCACATCAAATCAGATGTCAAAGACTTACGAGAAAACGCTCCATTATTCGCAGTAGAATGTGATGAGATATCTAATGCAGTTAAGCGTCATGGCGTTGCGCTACTAGGTGGTAAACAATCTAATGCGTACCAACATGCGGGGATTAGAGGTAAGGTCTACCGTGATATCTATAATCAGCTATACCGTGAATTTGGAGTAACAAGCCATAAAGCAATTAAACGTGGTCATTTAGCATTAGCAATAAAGATTGTTGGAGAGTACACGTTGCCAATCGTATTGAGTGAAACAATCAATGTAGTAAACTCTCAAATTAAGTTCTCTGAGATGTAGAGCAAGCCGAAAGGGGAAGATAACCATGATGGAAGAAAGTATTGTCTCAGTATGTATCGCTGGATTTAGCATCTGTGGGTTTCTATTTGCTGTTTATGCACTAGATAAACCAATTAAAGAATTTACAAAAGATGTGGAATGAATTTGAGGGGAGAAAGCGCTATGACGTTATCAGTTTTAAAGAAAGATGTACAGAAAAAACAAATACTAGATGAATTCTTACAGCATTGTGAAAAGAAACAAGTAGAAGCGATTCAAAAGAATGATCCGTTGTTACTTTGCACTTGGATTAAAGAAGCACGATTGGCTCGATGGGAGCTTATAGCGCTATACCGTAAAAAAGAAAAATATGATAACCAACTTGAACAGGATCGTAAAAGTATTTTAGGGATTGTAGCATATTTAAGAAGTAGAGGGATTGATGCTTCAGTTGTGGAGAGAACGCATTTTAGTACACTTTTTAGAAAATCAGTTAAATGTGAAAAAGCCCTATAAAATAGGACTCCTTCTGTACATAAGTCATACTACTTGAATTGCACTGACATTCATCATAGCTAGTATATCAGATATATTCTGAATTATCTTCATGTAAATGCTTCCAGAATGACGAAAAGACCTAAAATTAGGTCTTCTCATCGGCAATATCAGTCTAGAACAGTTATACCTAACAGGAGTGAGTTAAGTAACCGGAATGCTCTTATAGTATAGCAAACTATTATAACTAAAAACAAGAAAGGATGGTAAAAGGAAATGACGGCAGAAGAATTGTTTGGAGAAAAACAATATTTGGTAATTGCGGCGATTAAGCAACAATTTGGAAGTATCGCAAGAGCTGGACAGATTGCAGAAATGAACAATATGGAGTTGGATGATTTAATGCAAGTTGGCCATATGTATTTGTGGGAGCATTGTGTGAAGTCTGATCCAGAGAGAGTCGATACATTCAATGCATACGTGATGAAAGGCATGAAATGGGCAATGAGTGATGAACTTCACTTGAAAGGAACGCCTTTTAAGATAAGTAGACGAGTTAGTCATGAGGAAAGGAATAAAATGAATATTCATTCGATTGATTTGCATCGAGAGGAGGAAGCAGAAAATGGATTTTATGCCGTATCACCAATTAATGTGGAAAAAGAAGTAATGGTATCAGTAGGAATTCAGGAAGTCACAAGTGTACTGGAAGAAGAGGAAAAAACAATTATTATGCATGTTGGGTATGGTTTTACAGAACAAGAGATTGCTGTGAAATTAAAGATGAAAAAATCTACTGTTCATACGAAAAAGACACGTGCATTTTTAAAAATGAATCCAAATTATAAGCCAATGAAACAAAAATCCTTTTTCACAGGGAAAAGGATGATAAAGAGAAACCACCAGTTGGGGCTGGTGATCTAATAAAAACATATGTGTTGTTCATCATAACACATGTTGCGTAAGAGATGCAAAAAAAAGACCTGTTTTCACAGGTCAAGAGAAAGGGTAATTCGTGAAAGAATACGATTTAATCATGATTGTAACAGAAAGAAATGAAAAATAAAAGATTGAAAAGAAAGAACATTCAATCTAATACGTTGAGAAATATGAAATAACTAGAGAGTAAAAATATCTAGAAAGATTGTTGGTTAGAGAAGGGTGACGGGGATGAATATCAATGTGCTGAAGGTCGCAAGAATAAACCTCCAAGGTAACACCTTAGATCAGGGGTGGTTTAAGTACCTCACTTTAGAAAATGGTAAGCCCTATATGGTTGCAATTACAATACTTAGCGAGATTTTTTATTGGTATAAACCAACTGAAATAAAGGATGAGAAAACGAATGAAATTCTGTATAAACAAAAATTTAAAGCAGACAAACTTCAAAAAAGTTATCAACAATTAGCTGATTCATTTGGTTTTACCAAACGACAAGTATTAGAAGCGTGTAAATACTTAGTGAAAAGAGAATTAATCACGATTGAATTTCGTACGATCATAGTTAACGGAATTAGGCATAACAACGTGATGTATGTAGAACCAATCGTGGAGAGTATTGAAAAAATATCTATTTTATATCAAGACCCTATCACATCAGAATGTGACACCCTCCCACATTAAAACGAGAGAGGCTCCCACATTAAAACGGAGGAGGCTCCCACATTGAAACGTGGGACAAATACAAAGATTACTACAGAGAATACTACAGAGAATACTACAAATAAAAAGAAGTATTGTCACAAGTTTGAAACTTGCGACGTCAATGCAGCAAAATATTTGTTTGAAAAAATTAAAAGTAATAATCCGAAGCAAAAAGAACCTAATTTTGATTCTTGGTCTAATGATTTTAGATTAATGCGTGAAAAGGATCAACGTGAATTACAAGAGATGAAAGATGTGATTGATTGGTGCCAAGTAGATTCTTTTTGGCAAGGAAACATCTTATCTCCTAAAAAGCTACGTGAAAAGTTTGATCAACTAACAATTCAAATGAATGCTAGAAAAGGAGCGAAGAATCATGGAAGCGGTGGGAAGAGTGATGACGAGGATTTTGAATACATCGGCTTGTAAAGAGGAAGACGAAGGTTATACCTGTGAACACTGTAACGCTGTTATTAAAGCAATCGTAGTAGAAGTACCAGCATTACGAATAAAAAACAAAGTATTTCCGACATGCGAATGTGTAGTAGAGCGTGAAGAAGCGAAAATAAGAGAGTATCAAAATTTCTCTAAGAAAAGGGAAATTGAAAAACTATTTAGCATTCATAATGTGGGAAATCGTTTTGATAAAAGTACATTTTCAGCATTTCTAGAGCGAAATGGTTCAGAGACGGCGTGTCAGTTAGCAAAACAATATGTACAAGATTTTCCAGAATGGCAAGGAGAATCACTTTGGTTATGGGGAGAACCTGGGAATGGGAAAACACATTTAGCAGCCGCCATTACAAAAACATTGACAGAGCAAGGATACATCGTCGTATTTCAAAGTGTCCCAGAATTGCTCCAGCGTATCCGTAGTACGTTTAACAGTGAAAACAAGGAAAATGAAGCGCAAATCATGAGAGCACTATTAGAATGTGATTTACTTATTCTAGATGATATCGGAGCTGAGAAAGCTACGGAATGGGTGGAAGAAAAGATTTTTAATATCATTGATGGCCGTTATCGAAAAGAGATGCCTACTTTGTATACAAGTAATTTAAAGCCGAAAGAAATGTTACAACAAGTAGGGAAACGATCTTATGATCGTATGGTGGAAACGAGTTTGACAATTGAAAATAAAGCAACAAGCTATCGAAGAGAGATTGCTAAACAAAGATTACAGCGTTTCGGAGAGAGTTCTTAATATATGCAAATAGAAGAGGAGTGTAGGCTTATGACGGATTTACAGTTAGAAAACTATACAATTTCAGCTCAGCAACGAAAGTACATGAAGAACGAACGACGTAACTTGTACATCGCTTTAGAAGAACTGGACATGTTTTGGGATGAAGACGACGTATTACGAGTGAAGAATGCTTGGAAAAACAACGAGAGTGTATTTGCAATAGGTGAGAAATTACAAAGAGATCCGGACGAAGTTACGCTACTTATTATGGATTTAGCAAGAAAAGGTGCGATTGGAAAAAGAACGTTGGGGTTAGGGGCATGAAACAATTAACCTTTGATGACGTTGTAGGAACTATGGATTATGCAGCACACAGTACTTCTGAACAATTCCTTTCCAATCAGTTGGTTACACCAACTTACGCAGTGGAGTTCTTCGATCGAGATAAAAAACAGAAGTTACGTTGGTTTGAAGTGAATACAGAGGTTGAAGCGAAAGAAAAGGCAGAAGAAACATATGGGAGAATTCAAATTATCAAAGTATATGTGTCCAATCGAACGTTGAAAGAAATTATGGAGATGGACTAAGAGTATTATTCATCAAGAGAGCTCTTATATGCAAAGGAGAACAGGCATAGATGAAAAGAGAAATAGACATGAAAACAAACGGCATCTACATTGTGGTGGATGGAAAAATCAACTTCGAAGAACCCCCAAAGAGCGGCTACGGACAGCAAGTCTTATATTGGGTAAAGGGAAAAGTGTCTCATACACAAACAACGATTACGAATAAGTTCAAATGAAATTATGCTATTCAAAGGTAATCCAGTAATTAAAAACTCTACTCTCAAAAGGGTGAGAGTAGAGTCAGTGGATGCAGTTACTGAGTGCACGGGATGGTGAACATCAGCAACTACATAATGGCATGAGTATTCAGAAAAAACATCGAGTAAATATTTCCGATTTTTCAAATGATAGTCAACCGGAATGGAATAAAATTTGAATTTTATTAAGAAATGAGGAGAACAGAATGAAAGTAACAGTAACGTTTGAGTACGAATTAGATGAAAAACAAAAAGAGAAGTTTGAAGATATAAGATCGGGTGAAGGAGAATTTGAAGCGTTCTATTTCTTGGAGGATTTAGTGAAAAAAGATATAGGTGTTGCAGAGGTTATTGCAACGGAATACAAAGATTAGAAACTTAACAAAAGCGTTATTTGAATAGAAAATGGCAGGTAATTGACTAAGTTACCTGCCGTGTGCCTAAACAGTCCGGAGGGGTAAAGCTCCGTTTTTAAAGAGTTTAGTCATGGGAAGTTGACTTGAGGATAGTATGTGTAATGTAAAAAAGGTTATTCGTAAAGAGGCATGAAAAAAAGAGTACATATCAAATATGTACTCTTGAAAAAAGGAGAACCCTATGAGTGATAGTACATCATATGCTTGTCCAGTTAAAAGTTGAAAAGTTTTTTAACAAAATAATCCTTTTGTAGAAAAGGGGAATTGATATGAAATACGGAGTTTATTTAGGTGTAGAACTAATGGAAACACATGAAGACTTTGGGAGAAAGGAATTGAACATGAGTATATTTGATGAAGATTTTAAAAGTGCTGTAGTTGTTTTAAATGATGGGAAATACAAAATTTCAAAAATAGATGTAATCGATGTATCAGATCAAGAGAAAGAACCAGATAAAACACTTCAAATCACACATGAAATTGAGGGGTTTGAAGTTCCTATCTATTTGTTAATTGATAATGAAGAAGAATATTTCACGTTTGGAATGTCTGTTGGTGATGGTATCTCATTATTCGTACCAGTTACTGATGAAGAAGTATTTAAAAAAGCTGTTCAATTAGTAGCATCTTTGGAGGATGAAGAAAACTAAAACAAACCCCTATTTTGTAGAAAAGAGGAATGAATATGGAAATATATAAACGGAAAATGATGCGATTTATCAAACGTTTCTTTAAACAATACAAAATAAATGTCGATGTAATAAACAACAATGGATATGTACGAATTCTTATGCCAGGTAGACAATTGGAAAAATGGATTAATTTAACTACAAAACAACAAATGAAACTTCTGCATGATGCCTACTGGTCTTTTGTTGATAATCCAGAAATAGTCCCTGATTACGTATTGGATGACATTGGATACATGATTGGGGAATTGGGACAAGATTTCGATATAAAATTTGTAGAGTTAATTATGACAATCAAAAATTTTTATTCTAAAAAAAATAGCGAAATAATAATTGCAAGTTATAACAACTATGGAGGTGGAGAATACATCAATTATCTTCAAAGAAGAGGACATAATCTTAACGATCACAGCCTTAAATAGAATAACGAAAACTTAATTAATCCTATTAATAGAAAGTGAGGTTAGAAGAATGAAATCTTTGAAGAAAAGAAAGATTAGAAAGGCTATTGCTCGTCGCACAAAAGAAGTGGAGAAGTATCAAGTTAATAAAGCTTGGAGAAACATCTTTGTACAAGCTGGGATTATAAAATAGCGATACTGGAGGAATAGAAATGAATGGTAAACAGTTTTTTGGAATGTATTTGGCTCTTTACTTAATCATCATGTTTGTGGCCTTCAGTAATGCAAAAAGTTTTGTACAAGCCGGAATCATTATGGTACTTGTAATTTTGATTTCAGAAGTTGATCATAAATATGGATTTTATAAGGGAAGCAAGAAGGCTAAAAGCAAATAAATATAGTCCGGCTAGAAAACTAGAGGACACCAATTCACTAAAGCAGCAATTACAGCTATTTTAGGAATAGGTGTCCTTTTTATTTTGAAAAGACCAACTATGAGAAGTCAAGAGGAATTTTATAAATAGGAAACTTAAAAAAGGGTGCACCAAATAACCCTAAGAGATGTAAAAAAATAAAAGTATCAAACTTCTTTTGAATATTGAGGGATTTCATACGGTTTATTGTTTTTAAGGATGGCATAAATAATGTAACACAACTTTCTAGCTACAGCTCCTATACAAACATAGTAGTGTTTTCCTTGTTTTCGTTTCTTCTCATAAAAAGCTTTCAAAACAGGGTCATGTTTATGGGCTGTAATAGCGGCTTGGAATAAGGCTCTACGTAAATGAGAAGAGCCACGCTTAGATATAGACATACCTGATGATTCAAATTGTCCAGATTGGGACACAGAGGCATCAATGCCTGCGTAAGCGACAAGCTTAGATGGTTTGTCAAAGCGGTGTATATCCCCAATTTCACTTAGTATAGTGGCACCTAAAATTGGTCCAACGCCAGGTACTGTCATGATAGGAGTATCTAAATCAATTAAAAGTTGTGACATTTCGTCTTCACATTCTTTGATTTGATCTTCGATAAAACGAATTTGCTCTATCAACATTTTTAGTTGGAAGGAAAAAGCATTTTTACAGAAGGTAACACCAAACGAATTAGAGGCTAATTCCATTAGCTTGTTAGCTGTTTTCTTCCCTAGTCGGTTACGACTGGTTTGCTCAATGATTTGTGTTAAATCATCAATAGATATCTGTTCATAGTCACTAGGAGAGGCATATTCAAGTAAGATTTGCGAAGAAGTTTTACCAAAAACATCCGAAAAGATGCTTTGGTACTCTGGGAAAGTTTGATCTAATACGACAAGAGCTTTTCGTTTTAAATCACTCATATTACTTACAAGCGCATTGCGAAAACGGCTCATTTGTTTTAGAGCGAACATTTTTTCGTCCACAAGTGGGGTTTCAACAAAACGGCCGAATCGAATGATATCGGCAATCATAGTGGCATCAATGGCGTCTGTTTTTCGCTTTCTAATTTCTGTTCCTTTTCGCCAGGCATTGGTTTGAATGGGGTTTAATACAATGACTGAAAATCCATGATCCAGTAGAAAAGAATAAACAGCTAACCAATAATGTCCGGTTGCTTCCATTCCAATCAGTATTTCTGTAGGAGACTCAATGTATTGGTAGATCTGATTTAAAAGGGTTTGTCCACCTTCTTTGTGATTCTGAAAAGGAAATGGCTTAGTAATAGGTTTTCCCGTTTGATCGATAATGGACGCATAATGTTTATGTTTAGCGATATCAATACCTAAATAGAACATAGCTTACACCCCTATTTTAATTAGTGTTAGATAGTGCTTTTCTCCCCTGAACTAATAAGCGCTACTACCTCGTAAGAGATACGAAGAATGGCTAAAAGCCATCAACATCCAACTCATTCGTAAACTACTTATTAGACAGAGGTACCGCTCTTTTTCACGAATACAAAGATTCAGGGAGATGGTCGGCAACACTCTATCTACAAATACCAGTATCTCATAAAAATAGATACCCTTGGGTTTATAGGTACATCCCGTCCCTAAAAACCTAACTTAATCATACGAGGGAGATGGGGAAATGAAGGTGCTAAGAGATCAGTTACGCGAGTGGGAAAAGCAATCAAAACAAGTAAAGAAGAAAAATAAGAAAAAACGAAAAGAGAAATTAAGTACTCGTGATATTGAAGATTTAATGGGGATTCGTGGACCGCGATATGAACGTAGACGTGGAGCATTAAGACAAAAATAATAACAATGGAGGAATTTAATATGAATAAACAATTATCATTTAAAATGCCTGTTTTAGATGAAGAAGAGACAAAAAATGAAGTTGAAAAAGTATTTGAGGAGTATCGTATGTATTTATCTCAAATGCCAAGTGACATCTTACCAAAAGTAACTGCATCGTATTCAATTGTTCCTCCATCCGTAACAAATGAATTCAACAGTTCTACAGAAAACATAGCGATTGAAAGGCTGCAATATGAAATGGCTAGAGATAAATTTATGAATTGGGTTCATAGAGCTGTGAACAGATTGCCAAAAAGAGAAAGACAAATCATTCATATGTATTATATGGAAGAAGAGAAGGGCTATGATCCGGACATAATGGATGCAGTGAGATTAGGTAGAACGACGTATTATAAAGTGAAAGGGAAAGCTTTATTACGTTTAGCTTTTAGTTTGCGAAAAGAAGTATTTAAACAAAAGGCGCAAAATGAAGAGGTAGAAGTAGTATGAACATTGTACAGCCGATTCGAAATAAAGAGATTATCCAAGAGATAAAGGAATTCTATAAGAAACAGAATGAGAGGAACTACATTCTGTTTCTTCTTGGTATTAATACTGGATTCAGGATATCGGATATATTACGTTTACGTGTTCGTGATGTAGAAGGATGGAATATCGTCATACGTGAAAAGAAAACGAAGAAAATAAAAGATATCAAGATGCCATCAGAGTTAAAAAAGGCTATTCGTGATTATACAAAAGGGAAACCGAAAAATGAATATCTGATTAAAAGTAGAAATGGGAAAAATAAGCCAATCACAAGGGCGATGGCTTATGTGATATTAAATCAAGCGGCGCAAGAATTTGGGTTAGAACGTATTGGGACACATTCTTTACGTAAAACATATGGATACCACCATTATCAACAGTTTAGAGATGTGGCCGTTTTACAACAAATGCTAAATCATACAGAGCAAAAAGAAACATTAAGATATATCGGAATTGAACAAGATACATTAAATGATTATCAAAGGAAATTTAAAATCTAATTTCTTTCTTTTTTTATCAATTTTTGAATTAGCTACAAACTGAACGTGTCAAATTCATTTTCGTAATAACACATGAAGGCTTGATACATATGAGATAAATGCGTACAGGTGAATTTAACACACTCTAGTTTATAGCTAATTCATTTTTAATAATAAAGGGACATATTTAATTAAAAGCATACGAAAAGAGGCTGAAAAACGATGTGTAATAATGATAATAAGCAAAACGGATTAAAATGTGATGTAGTGGTCTATGATGAAATGATTCGATATGAAGATGTAACAACGATGAAAATTAAGGAGCAGTTGAAGCAGGAACAGCAAAATGATTTTGAAAGTGGAAGAAGGTATTGCTAATTCGTTATAATTAATTAAAAGGAGGATGAAAGAATGACTTTACTTACCGCTATAGTTAAAGGAAACCAATGTGTTTTATCTGGTGATTATAGGCGAACATCTGTTATTGATGAGACTGAGTATTATGATGATGTTGAAAAAGTAGTTCGAGCTAATAAGAATATTTTGATAGGATTTAGTGGGGACGTTTTCTTTTCGCGGATAATAGGACCAAAGATTTTTAGTTTAATAAAAGAAAACTTTACGGTTGATGATGTGGCAATAGAAATAAGTAAATTATTAAAGGATAATGCTGCACCAACCACTCAGCAAACGATTTTTATAGTTGGAAAAGGTAGTGATGGGGAAGCAGCTATCATTGAAGTTTCACATCACAACGCCTTTGAATTTATTAAATATAAAGGCGAAATTCATTGGCGTTACTCTATGTCGAAAGTTGATCCTGGAGAACTTATAAGAAGTAATGTATATGAATTGGACGAGAATATAGAATCTTTGATTAGTTTCGCCAAAGAAGTGAATCATGAAGTTAGTCAGACAGATAATTGGGTATCATCAAAATGTAAAGTGGTATCTTTAACTGTATAAACGCGAACTATTCGTGAACTATTTGCGAACTATTTACGGACACGTTTTGGTTTTTAACATGATATATTTGTATTGTGAGAAGTGGCGGAAAACACAACTCACTATGTTGTTTATAAATTTCTAAACGGCTTCATAATGACGGCACATAAAATCCGAAACCAGCAGATGGTACTGATTGAATGTTACCGTTAATAAGGAGAGCTTTTGCTCTTCTTCCAGTTACTTAATAATGTTGACGCAGATGAGTGTAACAACATTAGGTAATTGGAAAAAGAATAAAACTTCACGTACCACAAGCGAAATATAAATTAATGATTGAGAGTAAAGCATCCATTCGGGTGCTTTTTTATTTTTGAGGAGGATGAAGTAATGACTTGGGTAATAGTTTTTTTATACGGCACTTCATTCGGAATTTTTATGAGTATTTTTATCGATAGATTTATTAATAAACAGTTCGAGAAGGAACAAGAACAAAAGGGTTTTAAGATAGAGAAAATAACATGGTTATCAAATGATGATAAGGAGTGAGGCGGATGGAACTAAATAAGCTTGAGAAAGCAATGGCCATTGGTATAATCCTTCGTGCTCTTCGTAGTAGAAAGAAAATAAAACAGTATGTTGGATTAGAGCGATTGCCAGATGTAATCAAAGTGTTAGACGAATTACAAGAGGACGCGACACTTGAAGAGAAAGAAGAGTCTATAGCAAGTGTAATCAATAAGTTGATGGATGATTTGTTAGAGAAAGATAAGGGGTGAGGATAGATGTGTAATGTTCTTAGACGTTGTTTAGCTTGTGACTATCAAATTAAAACATATCAAGCACCAGAAGATGAATATCAAGAAGTAACCGTTTGTCCGAAATGCAAGGGTGCTTTTGTCGATGTTTATAAGATTAATAAGTATATACAACTTAATGGAAGAACGAAATGTAACGGTAAGCCATTAACGGAGAGGCAAATAGACATGCTACAATTCATGATTAATAACTATTACAAGAAGAATATGAACATCTGTTCGTGTGATGTTGAACGAGTGCTTATAAAGAAAGACAAGGGGTGAGGCAATGAGAGAGGACGTTGAGTCTCGATTAAAAGAGTTCCATAAGTTATATGAAGCTTATAGTGTAATCAGCAATTGGATTCGAGATAATTGGGAATCAATAATGGAAATGGCTAGAGCTTTTACACAATGCCTAGATTATGACTATGAACCAACAACACCTAAACAAGTATACGGATATGTTAAACATAAAGTGATGAAGTCACAGGTTATAGATCGTAAGCCTAAATGTATTAGAGCAAGGACGGTGTGTTAACAATGGACTATATTAAGCTCATAAGAGAAGGAAAGCTTATGAAGTTCTATAAGTCTAAAGAATGGAGAGCGCTGAGGATAAAGGCTTTACAGCGTGATAATTATGAATGTCAGATGTGTAAGTCAAAAGGTAAATACAAAGCTGCTGAGAATGTGCATCACCTTAAAGAAGTGAAGACACATCCACACTTGGCGATGGATTTGGATAACCTACAATGCTTATGCATTAGATGTCACAACGAAGTACACGATCGATTAGATAAGGTCGAGAAGAAGGTACCTAAGTTCGTTAATGAGGAACGGTGGTAGCTATGATAATTGTGGATGGTAGTTGGACATTCGATACGGACTTAATGATTCAATATGCTGAGAAGGACGAGCGTACATCGTATGAGCGTGACATGCTTAATCAGTTCCGAAAGTATTCTTACTGGCGTTACTGTCAGATAAGAGACTGTGTGAACTCAAGGAAGTGCAAGCGGCTTAAGCTTACTGATGTAAGAGAAAGATTACAAGAAGAAGAGAATTTAATATTCACAAAAGATATTTTAAAGATTTCTAGTGAAGAAGCCTTTTTTATTTTGGATTTTATTGAAGGGTACTTTGAATTAGTTTCTTAAACACCCCCCGGTCAAAAAGTTTGGCTTTTCCTTGGAGGACCATTCAACGGGGGGAGGAGAGCGGTTAAAACATTTTTGCAAATTAAAAAGTAAGAGGGGGGGTACTTGTGCGGAAACTATCAAAAAAAGCACAGATAAAGCAAGATTTATTACAACAATTGGAAGTAAGTGGTTTGCATGGTATGCACTACGTTGATCTTGTTGATGATTACATGACATTGTTTGATACGAAAAATAAGTTAGCAAGAGAAATGAAAAAGAATGGACCTATGATTGAATGGCAAAACAGTGAGAGTCAAAAAGGAGTTAAGGCAAATCCAGCTACAAAAGAATTTCGTGAGACAAACAAGCGCATGACGGAATTACTGAAAGTACTTGGTTTGAAAGAACCAATATATGATGAAGGTAATGATGACGATGACATCTAGATTTCCAACTACATATCAATATCATCCATACATCGATGAGTATATGCGGATGGTCGAGAATGGAGAAATTCAAAGTTGTGAAGAACAAAAGTTACTTATGAAGTTCCTTCGTTGGAAGTTAGACCAACCAGGTGTAGTGATAGATGCAGAGGCTATTGAAAATTCGGTAGAGAAGCCAGCCCCCTACTTTTCTTTTTCTCTTTTCGCTTGGCAAAGGTTCTGTAATGCATTTATTTACGGTGTGCGTTATGAAGATGGTCGTCTTATGTTTGATAGGTATTTGCTATTACTTGGGCGCGGTGCAGGTAAAAACGGATATATAAGTTATGACAGCTTTTATATGTTGAGTGGGCACCATGGAATTAAAAATTATGATATAGACATTGTAGCAACATCTGAAGATCAAGCTAAGACATCATTTCAAGATGTTTACGATATTTTAGAAACACCTAAATTTGTGAGAAAGTTAAAAAAGGTTTTTTACAAATCAAAAATACTTATAAAACATTTGAAAACAAAATCTAAGTTTGAATTTAATACATCAAATGCTCGTACAAAAGATGGTAAGCGAAGTGGAGCTGTAATATTTGATGAGTTACATGAATATGAAGATTATTCCAATATAAAAGTTTTTACATCTGGTTTAGGTAAAAAGAAGGACCCAAGGATTTTCTATATTACAACAGATGGAAATGTCCGCGGTGGAGTATTGGATGATATGAAAGAAGAAGCTCAAATGGTATTAAACAAAGAGTTACCAGACTCTACACTATTTCCTTTCATATGTAAGCTTGATAATGAGCAAGAAGTTCATGATGAGTCAATGTGGGAAAAGGCGAATCCTTCATATAGGTATAATGAAAATCTACAGCATAAAATGCGTAAAGAATACCACGATATGAAACGTAATAGTGCATTACGAATTGAGTTTATGACAAAAAGAATGAATTTACCCGTCGAAGATACAAGGAAAGAAGTTGCTACCTATGAGGAAAGGTTAGCCACGAAACAGCCATTTCCTGATAATATGCAGGGGATTGAATGTATTGGAGCGGTTGACTTTGCTCAAATTCGAGACTTTTGTTCAGTAGGGATATATTTCAAAAAAGATGGGAAACGTTATTGGATGCACCATACATTCATGCACCATACAGCGCCTAAGTTACAAGATATTAATCAGGATATCATTCGAATTGCTATTGAAAAGGGATTGCTTACTGTTGTTTACGATAAATCAATTAGTGCGGAACATGTGCTGAATTGGTTCGTCATGATGAATAAGAAATACCGTATAAAAAAAGTTAGCATGGACTTATATCGTTCAGCGATTTTAAAAGAGGCACTTGAAGCAGCAGGTTTTGAAATTGAAATTGTTCGTCGTGGTCCAGCAACTCATAGCAAACTTGCTCCACTTGTAGAAGAGATATTTATCAAACATACAATTGTATTTGGGGATGATCCGCTTATGCGTTGGTATGTTGGGAATGTATATAAAGAAGAAAAAATGAATGGCAATATTGAATATAAGAAGGTTGATAAAGAGAAGCGAAAAACAGATGGTTTTTTCGCTTTTTTACATGCCCTTAATTTTGATAGTGAGCTAAAAGAGTCAAACGCCTTAACAAAAGATAATGTTAAAAAGATATTCAAATCATTTAGCGTATAAAAGGTGGTGAGAATTTGGGATTAAGAGAATGGATGCAAAGTTTCTTTGGTAATAAAAAACAATTACTTTAGACTCGTGCTTTTACGAGCTAGGAATTGATTATTTTTATAAAAAGTTAGCTGTAGAAAGTTGTATCGATTTAATAGCAAATGCTTTAACAAGGTGTGAATTTCAAACTTTTGAAAAAGGGAAAGAAAAACGTGGTAACAATCATTATTTGCTCAATGTACAGCCTAATCAAAATCAGAATGCATCCGAATTTATGCATAGCTTGGTTAATCATTTAATTATGGAAAATGAATGTGTAGTCATTATGCAAAATAAACAATTGTATATAGCTGATTCTTTTAGTGTTAATAAATTTGCACTGAAAGAAAATATTTATAATGACATAACGATTGATGATTTCACTTTTGACAAACCATTTAATGAATCAGAAGTGTTTCATTTTAAGTTAAATGATCGTAATGTCATGCAAGTTATTGACGGAATGTATAGTAGCTTTGGTAAATTGCTAGCGTCGTCTATTGATTATTATAAAAGGAAAAATAACAAGCGATTGTTAATAAAAGGAGATTTTTTAAGAGCACAAGATGAGGAAACTCAAGATGCTATTAATGAAATGTTTGAAAATCAATTAAAGAACTGGTTTAACGCTGATAAAGTAGGCTCCGCCTTTCAATTGCAAAACGGTTATGAATTTGAAGATATGAGTGATAGTAAAAATGGAGTCTCTAACAATAGTACAAGCCGTGATATTAGCGATTTAATTAGTGACATATTTAATTATGTAGCGATTGCTTTTCATGTACCCATTGGAATTTTAAAGGGCGATGTAGCTGATATCGAAAAACAAATGGATTCATTCTTAGCATTTTGCATTAACCCGATTGCGGAATTAATACAAGATGAGTTCAATCGAAAGATGTACACAAAGGAAGAGTATATTCAAAGAACATATTTAAAAATTGATACAACCAAGATTAAAGTTGTAGATATTACGAAACTAGCAACAGCATTGGATAAACTCTTTGCGATTGGCGGTTTATCTATTAATGATATATTAATCATTCTGGGCAGAGAGCCACTTGAAGAAGAATGGGCGAATAAGCGCTTTGTTACAAAGAATTATCAAGAAGCTGATTCTTTGGAGGGAGGTGAAAATAATGGTGGTGAATAAAATGTATAAAAATGATGCGTTTCAAAAGTATTTAAATATAGAAAAACCAAAAAATCAAAGCGAAAACGATATTTATGTTTACGGAACGATTGGTGAAAGTTGGTGGGAAGAGTCAGTTTCCGCTAACGCAATCAAGCGTAAATTAAGTAACGTTAAAGATGGTGACATTCATTTATATATCAATTCATTTGGCGGTAGTGTTTTTGATGGTATATCAATTTATAACCAGCTAAAAAGACATTCGTCAAAAGTTATTGTTCATGTAGATGGTATCGCGGCTTCAGCAGCATCGTTAATAGCTATGGCTGGGGATGAAATTATTATGCCAGCAAATTCAATGTTGATGGTTCATCGCGCTTCTACATTTGCATGGGGAAATAGAGAAGTGTTTGAACAACAGTTAAATGCACTTGATAAGATAGATCAGTCAGTTACAAATACTTATATGGATCGATTTATAGGTGAACGTTCTGAAATGGAAGAGTTATTAAAGAATGAAACATGGTTAACAGCAGAAGAATGTAAGGCATTTGGGTTGTGCGATGAAATTGCGGACGAAACTGAAGAGCCTAGCAAAGAGCAAAGCCCAGAAGATGTGAAAAACAACCTACTTCAGAAGTACGCAGCAAAAGTAGAAAAAAAAGAGTCAAAACAGGTTAAGGACATTAAAGAGCCTACAAATCAAATAACTAATATGATGATGAACTACTTGAGTATTAACAAGTAGTTCTTTTATTTTGGAGGGAGACAAAATTATGACGATTAACAATCTAGATCGTGAAAATAGTAATATGGAAGACGTTAAAAATGAATTTAAAGCAGCTGTTGAAAAAAATGATAATGATGCGTATGCCAAAGCCATGACGAAAATGGCGAATGTAATTCAAACTAATATTTTGAATGAAGTAACGCCAGCTGTTCAAAGTGAAATCGCAAGCAACTTAAATAATCAAGCGGTATTAAATTCCCGAGGTTTACATGCTTTAACTAACGAAGAGCGAGCATACTACAATGAAGTTATTGCAAGTGGTGAAGCATTTGCAGGTGTTGAAAAATTAATCCCAGCAACAGTTATAGACCGCGTGTTTGAAGAATTAGTAAGAAATCGTCCTTTACTTCAAGCGATTGATTTTATTAATGTAACAGGATTAACAGAATGGATTATGAAGAAAGGTGAAATTCCAGCAGCTTGGTGGGGGAAATTATGCGATGACATTAAACAGGTCATTGATGAAGGATTTGAGAAAGTTCAATTAAACCTTTACAAATTAAGCGCATATATTCCAGTTTGTAAAGCGATGTTAGATTTGGGTCCTGAATGGCTGGATCGTTATGTTCGAACAGTTTTGATGGAATCTATGTATATTGCACTTGAACAAGCTGTAATTAGTGGTACAGGTAAAGAGCAGCCTATAGGTATGATGAAAGATTTGGATGGGTCTGTAGTTGGTGGTATTTATCCAGACAAAGCAGCAGTCGCGTTAAATGATTTATCGCCTAAAACATTAGGAAAAGAAATTATGGCTCCACTAACGAACAATGGAAAACGAAATGTAGCAAATGTAATCATGGTTGTAAATCCTATGGATTATTGGGCGCGTATTTTCCCGGCTATTACTTTCCAAAATGCAAATGGAGAATATGTCCAAAATACGGCAATTCCTATTCAATTTATTCAATCAACAGAAGTACCTAATGGAAAAGCGGTAACTGGAATGGCGAAAGATTACTTTTTAGGCGTGGGATCTGTTCAAAAAATCGAATTCTCTGATGAAGTGAGATTTATTGAAGATGAGCGTGTATATATTGCTAAACAATATGCAAACGGTCGTCCAAAAGATAATAAATCGTTCCTTGTTTTTGATATTAGTAAATTAGGAGACAAAGAGGGAACGCCAACGCCTTAAAAGGAGTGAATATTATGTACCCAGTATTAAATGATTTCATTGAAAAAGAGCATGAGGGTATTACTTACAAAAAAGGTGAGCAATATCCTAAACCTGATTTTAAATCTAATTCTAAACGCGTGAAATATTTACAATCAACCGAAAATCAATATCAAATTGCTTTCTTAGGACCTAAACTTGAAAAAGCAAAAACGACAAGCAAGGCTAAGGAAAAGCAGTTAAATCAAGAAGAACCTAACCAAGAAGATAAGTAGGTGATTGTATTGGAAGATACTCTTCTTGATGAATTAAAAGATGTTCTTAAAATCACTTGGAACGAAGAAGATGCTCATTTAAATCGTATTTTAGATAAAGGAAAGGCGTATTTGTTTCGTTTGACGAATGCGTCTTTTGATTTTTCTAAGGAGTTAACACCTAAAGAGTTATTGCTAGAACGTTGTCGATATGTTTATAACAACGCTGGCGATGAATTCGAAAAGAATTATAAGAATGAATTGTCTAGACTTATTTTAGATGTGGCAATAGGAAGAGTGGGTGTTGTTAATGGTTCTGAAATCGTATAGAGAAACCTTTAACGATGGCTTTTTAGAATACGGTTATAAAAAGACTTCGCGCTCTGAAGCCGGAAAAAGAATAGGTGAGAAATTTCATGCAGATGGCAAACTTGCCTATAAGGAAATGTCTTTCCGTGACAGTGATTATCAAATAGTTGGTGTTTTAACAACTGGCTTAGATTTAAAGGTAAAAACGTTGTATCCACCTTCATTTAGAAGAAAAAATAAGAACAAACTCAAGGTGCTGATTGAAGGAATCGAATATGACGTTATTAAAACTGATCATGATTCTAACAAACAATATCTTTTCTTTTATTTACAACAGGCGGTGAAATCTCGTGAATGAAAAATCTAAAAAGCTTATGAAGGAGCAACGAAAGGGTATTAAAGAAACCCTCGACAATGCATTTAAGTTATTAGTTGTGGAAGATGAGCTAGCGGAAGATGAGGAATCACAATTAACAGAAGAGGGATATAATTGCTTCGTTTTGGAATATGGGGAGTTTCAGCCGTCTTCAAATGAACGTACAATTTCTCAAAATATATATATTAGTTATTTATCTGAAAATCAAGATGAGTTAGATGAACAGGTAATTGATATTATTTCATTGATTAGTAAGGTGAAAATGGTATCTTTTGTGGTTACTAAAAGCGACCGTCTTCAAGTGAAAGATACAGATCGTTATATTGACCGTGTTGTCTTTACGTTTAAGAGGGTGATTCCAATTGAATGCATTTGAAGTTGATTATGAAGCGATAGAAAAGCTTGAAGAAAAGATGCGGATGTTACCAAGTAAAATGGAACCTGCAGTAAACACCGTCCTTCATACGGTCGGTATACAAATTGCAACAGAAGAAATTACAAAGCTTATTCGGGTATCTCGTTCTAAGTGGAGTGTTCGAAATAAAACACATGCCAAAAATAGTAACTGGTCAAAAAGTGAAAAGATGAATTTAGGTTTCAAGGTAATGGCTCGTGGTGGAGCAGCTAATAAAAAAGGATCTTTTGGTTATTTAGTTTTCCCGAATGAAGGAAGAGGTTCGCATAACCCATTAGAACAACGCTTTGCAGAACGAGGGATTATGAACGCAAAACCAAAAATTATAGAAAAACTACACAAAGGTGTAGATAAAGTGTTAGAGGAGGAATTCTAGTATGGTTAAAACGATTGAAGAGTTTGATTCGGTATCGATTGTCAATGCGAGTATTCAATTTAAGAAAAATGGTACACAGGAACCTGGTACAAAGTTTGGGTGTGTAGGGACGGTCGAAGGGGAACCAGAAATTAAAGAAATTAAAAAAATATGTGGCGGAGTTACGATGAAAAAGAAAACTAAAACTACTGAAATTAAAATCACTGTTTCCGCACATATTCCTGTTCAAGTAGCAAGAGATTATTTTGGTTTTGATACATCAGGATTGAAAACTGGCGTATGGGCATATGGTAGTGAATCAAAAGGCAATGATTTTGTATTTACAGCGGATGTAGTTGACGAATTCCAGGATATTGTAAAATTAATTGCTTTTGCTAATTGCTCAAACTCTACAGGATTTAAATTTTCTATCGCAAATGGTGAGGAAGAGCTAGCAATGATGGAATTAGAATTTACAGCATTGCCTGATGAATTAAATAAATTTTATTATGAAGCTTTTGTGGATGAGCTATCAGATGCAACAATTGCACAAAAATGGCATACACAATTCAATTCAGCTCTTGTAAAAGAGACAACACCAGCACCTTAAAAAGCCCTGATTTTATATAGGGATTTTTCTATTAGATTAAACAAAAAATGAAGGTGAGGAACCAAAAATGAAAGTACAAACAGTAACATTAAAAGACCTTGAAGTAGTGAACGTTGAAGGTGTATTTGAAACAAGATTTATTAATGAAACAAAACACCCGGCTTTTTTAACGAATTATGCATTACAGAAAGGTAAAGACTTAGGACTTATTGAGAGTTCAATTTTTAATGATTTATTAAAGTTCCAAGCATTAGATGGTATGAACAAAGAAGAAAATACTGATTTAGAAGCTTTAGGTCAAATTGATCAAACAAACATGCATAAAATCATTTATTTAGCGTTTAGCGGAGCTAATCCTAAAGAAAATTTATCATATGAGGATTTCCTAAAAAGATTCCACGAACCATTAGTTGAATCCATGCAATTATACGCAACATTAATTACAGATGTAATCAATCAAGATCCAAATCAATTTGCAGCAGCATTCCAAAAAAGTACAGAAAAAAGCGGGAAAGATAAAAAAAACTAAAAACTCCTGACACAAAAATTGAATGTGTAGAGGATTTATATGTGCTGTATTGCTTAGTCTCTGGTATTGACCCAGAGACTTTTTGGCATGCACCTATTTCTTCTGTAGAGCGGATTTACGCAGGGATTACGGCGTTCAATGCTTGGAGTAATAATCCGAAAGAAAGGTAGGTGAGAATGTGGCAAGAAATAATTCGGAAGTAGAAGTTATATTTAAAGCGCAGAATAAAGATTTTAATGATGCTATGAAAGGCATGAATCAAGAATCAAAAAAGCTTCGTCAAGAAATGAAATTACAAGAAGAACAGATGAAGTTAAATGCTTCTGATTCGGAAAAATTACAGGCAAAGCTTAAGAATCTCTCGCAACAATATTCAGTTGCACAAAGGGCAACACAAGCAACAGCGGAACACTTACAACGTGCTAAAGCATTGTATGGAGAAAATTCGGCCGAAGTGGCTAAGTTAGAGGCTAAATTAAGAAGTCAGCAAATTTCAGAACAACAATTAGCAAATAGCATTAAACAAACTTCTGATAGCTTGAAACAAGCAAAAGAAGCCGCGCAAGAAAGAACAAGTGAAACAGCTAAAGCAGCGCAAAAACTAAAAGAGCTAAAAGGACAAGAAGAACAGTTACAGTCTTCCCTTACTAAGATAAATGCTCAATATGAGCTCCAAAAAGCTAAACTTGGTGAAAATGCTTCGGAAGCAGAAAAGTTACGTTTGAAAATAGATAATTTAGGGAATCAGCATACTGTTGCAGCTAGTAAAGTACAAAACTATCAGCAACAGTTAGATCAAGCTAAAAAGAAATATGGCGAAAATTCAAGTGAAATCCAAAGATATGAAACACAACTTTTACAAGCTAGAACAGCAGAACAGCAATTACAAAACCAATTAAGCGCAACAAATAGAAGTTTACAAGAACAACAAAATGCAACAAAACAGTTAAAGACGTTTTTTGATGCTACTGGCACGAGTGTAGACCATTTTTCTAATACATTAGGGAATAATCTAACGAACGCAATTAGAAGCGGCACAGCAACGGCTAGACAGTTAGAACAAGCGCTTAAATTAATTGGTCGAGAAGCATTAGGAGCAGAAACTGATATTGAGAAGTTACAACGTTCACTTCGTTCTGTCGATGATGGGAATTCTATACAAAATGTAAGAAATGAATTAAGGGAACTTTCACGAGAAGCGGAAAGAGCGGCTCATAGTTTCGAAGAATTGGATATTGGTTTGGAAAATGTGTTAGGTGGATTAATGGCTGGTGGTGGTATTTCAGGAGCTATTGAACAAGCACTCGATGTTTCTAAATTAAAAACAAAAATTGATGTGACTTTCGAAGTCCCAGCATCATCTAAAAAATCCGTGGAAGAAGCGGTTCGCGGTGTTGAAGCGTATGGTGTTGATGTGGAAGAAGCACTCGAGGGCACAAGAAGACAATGGGCGTTGAATAAGGGTGCGTCAGATGCGGTTAATACTTCTATTGTAAAAGGCGCTGGCGTCATTGCGAACTCATATGCCGGCGTAGATTTTACAGAGTTAATTCAAGAAACGAATGAAGTTGCAGCTGGAATAGGGGTATCAAACAAACAAGCAATAGCTTTAATGAATTCATTATTAAAAGCTGGATTTCCACCTGAACAATTAGATACCGTTGCAGAGTATGGAATGCAGATGAAAAATGCAGGGTTCAATACTAAAGAAATACAGTCTATTTTCGAACAAGGAATAAATACTAAAACTTGGAATATTGATAACCTCAATGATGGAGTCAAAGAGGGGCGTATCAATATGGCAGCTTTCGGACAAGAAGTTCCGAAAGCAATGTCTGATTTACTAGAAAGCACTGATTTATCTACTGAGCAAATGCAGGAATGGGGAAAGGCTGTTGCTGAAGGTGGAGAAGGCGGTTCAAAGGCAATGGCTGAGGTCGCAACGTGGATTGATGGTATTAAAGATAAGTCATTACAAAACGCTATAGCGACAGAAGTTTTTAAAACAAAATGGGAAGATCAAGGCAAGAATATGCTTGCTGTTTATAAAGGTCTAGCCAACGTACAAGACAAAAGTAAGCAAAATCAAGATCAATTAAATGATGCAATAAATAAAATGGATGCTAGCCCAGCAGTTAAGCTAAAACAAGCACTTGCAGATTTAAAAATAGCTCTTGAGCCCGTTTTAGGTGTAATCGCTGATGTAATTAGTGCTTTTGCAAAATTAGTTTCAGTTCATCCAGCATTAGCGGCAGCTATAACAACGGTTGTAACCGCTCTTGGAATCCTTGTTGGAGCCGCTATGGCTTTAGGTCCTGTATTTATTAGTTTAGCCAGTTATGCCACGTATGCCCAATTGAGCATAGGGGCGGTCGCAGCATCATTTTTTTCTACTATCGCAATTATTATAGGGGTTATCGCTGTAATTGCCGCCTTAGTTGTTGGTATAAGGCATTTATGGAAAACTAATGACTCATTTCGAAATGCTTGTATTAATGCATGGGAAACAATAAAAAATGCGACGACAACAGCAATAGAAGCTATGAAAAATGCATTAAATAGTTTTGGGGATTTTCTTGGGACTATTCCAAATAAATTTTCAGCTATGGGAAATGCAATAGGTAGCTTAGTAGAATCTATAAAAGTAAAATTTAGTGAGATAGGAGATGCTATTGGAAATACACTCCAAAGCAAGATTTCTTCTTTATCAAATATATTCAGCGGTTTAGGTTCCGCAATTTCTCCAATTGTAGAATTCATTAAATCATCGTTTTCATCGATAGGAAATACAATCGCAACGCTCACACCATTGATTGTCCGCTTAGGATTAACATTTTTAGGTGTAACAGGTCCTGTTGGATGGGTAATTGCAATTATAGCTTCGTTAGGTGCAACGATATTTAAACTGATAAATACAAATGATCAGGCTAAAGGGGCTTTGATGTCAGCGTGGCAAACCATTCAGGGTGTATTTACTTCTATTGCATCTGTCATTATGCCAATTATAACCTCACTGGCACAAGGTTTTATTGATGCATTTGCACCATTAGCACCAGAGTTTCAAAAGACCGGACAAGTCATCATGGAAAGTTTTGCATCATTGGGCCCGGCGTTTGCTGAATTGGGAGCAGCATTTGGGGAGTTAGGTTCAACGATTGTTAGTCTGTTTGGTGAAGTTGTAACAGGAGTTATGCCGTTAGCAGCAGATTTATTTAAATTATTTGCTGAAACAGTCCAACAATCTATGCCACTTATTACAGATTTAATTAAGATGTTTTCTGATACGACAATTGCATTGATGCCAATGATAACAGAGGTAATTCAAGGATTAGTACAAATGTTTGCGGGATTAGCAACTGAAGTAATGCCTATGCTTGCTCAAGTGGTGCAAGAAGTGTTCCCAGTAATCTTAAATGTGATTCAAGCTTCGGTAGGGGTTTGGATTGTACTTATAAAAACCTTTGCGGATATTATTGTAATTATTGTACAAGAAGCATTACCGATTTTCCTTACAATATTCCAGCAGGTCTTTCCGATCATTGTCTCTATCATTCAAACAACAATTCCAATTGTAATTGAGATTATAAAGTTGTTTGGCGAAGTTATTAGAATCATAGCTACTACTGTAATTCCACTTATATTACAGGTTGTACAAGCTGTATTCCCAGTAGTAATGGCGATTATTCAAGCTGTAATGCCAATAGTTTCTGCCATTTTACAGGGGGTAGCTTTAGTAATCCAAGGTGTATTAATCCCAGCAATTCAATTTATTTTGTCGATTGTGCAAGCTGTATTTCCAGCTATTATGGCTATAATCCAATCTGTTATTGGTATTATTACTAATATTATAAAATTGTTCACATCGGTATTAAAGGGTGATTGGAGTGGTGCTTGGGAAGCGGTAAAAGGAATTACGTCTAGTGTAATGTCTCTTATTGGAAGTATTATTCAAGGAGCCATGTCCTTAATAGGTTCTATTGTGACTGGTGGACTGAATTTAGTGCAATCCATTTTCTCTAGTGTTTTAAACGCTGTATGGGGAGTAGTGCAATCCATTTTTAATGGTATTAGTAGCGTAATTTCATCTGTTATGTCAGCTGTTGGAAGTATTATATCAGCTGGATGGAATGCGGCTAGTTCCGCAACATCAAGTGTATTAGATGCCATATATAATACCGTATCAAATATTTGGAATAACATAATTTCATTCTTATCTGGAATTAACTTAACTGACATTGGTCGAAATATTATGGAAGGACTTTTAAACGGTATTTCATCAATGGTCGGGAATATTTGGGATAAGATTACAGAAACAGCGAGTGGTATTAAAGATCGAATTACAAGTGCACTCGGCATCCATTCACCATCTCGTTGGATGAGAGATATGATAGGGGTTAACTTAGGAAAAGGTTTGATTAACGGTATTGATAAGATGAAATCATCTGTCCAAGATGCAGCATCTAATATGGCCGAGTGGGCGAAACCTAATACAGAAGGCATTGAAAGTTATAGTCAATCAAGACAAGAGATAATCTCTTCGGGATTAACAACATTTGCAGCTAAAATCCAACAGCCAATGTATATTACAGTAGTAAGTGAACTAGATGGTCAAGAGGTAGCGAGAAACCAATATTCTTACATTGATCAAATGGGTGGAAAAAACACGCAGTATAAAGAGAAATTTGGATGGTGAGTAAATGACAAGAACGGCTCTTTTTAACCCTAATAAAAGTGTATTCAATTTTAAAATACAGTATAAAAACGGAAAGACTCTACCCATAGATTTACATGATAAAAACTTATGGGTAGAGTCTTTTCAAATCTTTTCACCTTCACCCGATCATAAAACAGAATCTATTGAAGGGCAGCATGGTTCTATATACTATGGTACAACTTTAAAAGATAGAAAAATTACTTCTACTATATCGATAGAGGCATTTGATTTTGTAGATTTTGATTTATTTAGAGATGAGATTTTTCAGATGTTTAATCCATTAGAAAAATTTTATATTATAAGGGATTTGCAACCAGGAAAACGCATGGAAGTTTCAGTGGATAGTGAATTTGATATAGATTATGAAACGTTAGAAGATGGGAAATTTACAATCGATTTTGTAATCCATTCCGTATTTTTAGAATCCATTGGTACAACAATGGATTCTTTTACTTTTGATTCAAATCTCTGGCAAATTGGTCAAGGTTTAATTGCAGAGGATACAAAGTATACGCATAATACAACATCCTTTCGTATCTACAATGCAGGAGATGTAACAATCGATCCTAGGTCTATGCCACTACAAATTAAGTATATTGGAGCAAGTAATAATTTAGCTATCAAGAATATAACTACAGGGGATATTTGGTCTTATAGCAAAGAAATGCTTCCTACAGATTGGATTTTGTTAGATGGTGTGAAATCATACAAGCCAGGTACAGGAAGCATTTTTAAAAGTACAAACTGGGGATTGATTACTCTTCAACCTGGGTGGAATGAATTTGTTTTAGATGGAACTATTGGAGAATTTACAATCAAATTCGACTTTAGATTTTATTATTTATAGGTGATAGGTGATGTTATGTTAATAATACATGGAATAAATGGACATACAGAAATGCTAACAGATTATAAAGAAGTTAAGAGAAAGAGACGTGTGAATGGTGAACACTCTCTTTCTTTTTATTTATTAAATACTCCAAACGTAGCACACGCCTATAATCTTGTGGACGAAAGAGCGATTATACAAGATCAATTTGGTGATGAATATGTAATCTTAGGAGTAAATAAGCGTGGTCATTATGGTAAGTCTATCTCAGCTGTTCATATTTTTTTCGATGACATGATGGATTGGCAATACAATTTATATAATGGATACGCTAATTTTAAGCAATGTATGGATTTTATTTTTAATGGGACGAATTGGAAGTACATTAATCAAGGGGCATTTGCAGTAACAACATTCGAAAACTTCGGAGATGATACAAGATCATCCTTACTACAGAAGGCTTTGAACAGATATGGTGCTGAAATGCAAATTGATAATAGAACAAAAACAATCACCTTTAAAAATCAAATTGGCGCAGAAACTGACGCACAATTCCGTTATGGACATAATTTAAAAACGTTTGAAGAAGATACTGATATGGCAAACTTTGCTACCTATATTAGAGGGTATGGAAAAGATGCTGCCGGCAATGAATTTATGGTTGAATACGAGTCTCCAATGGCTAAGGTATATGGAAGGATTCATCAAAAACCGATTCGTGACGAGCGATATAAAACAAAAGAAACTTTACTAGAAGCTTGTAAAAAAGAAATAAATGATGTGCCAGATACACGTTTCAAAATTAGTATTGTTAATTTAATTGCTAATGGATTATCACCATTACACAAGTTTAATTATGGTGATTACGTTTATATGTTTTATGAAAAAGCAGATGTACAAATAAAGATTCGTGTCATTGAAATAGAGGATGACCCGACTGATCAAACAAAGAGTCCGATCATTGAATTGAGTACATTTAAAGAACTCAAAACGATGAGTGCAATACAAGCCCAGTTCCAACAAACGCAGAAACAAGTACAACAATTGTTAGATGATGGTGGTAATTTAAGTCTGGCATTAAAACGATTGTACAGAAACTCTAATCATTTTTCTGATCATACAGGAGATTGGTATATCTCTCCTGACGATCCAAACGCATACGTTCATATTGGTGCAGGAGGCCTCGATGTTCATCGTGGTCTTGTTCGTGTTGAGCGAGAAGATGGTTTTGCTACAATCATCGGTGGTGCTATACAGTATGGATTTGATATCGCAGGACATTACCCTCCATATCGTGGGATTAATGTAGTAGAAGATGGCTGGTGGTTAACATCTACACACGATGTCTTAGATAGCTGCCAATTTTATACCTTTGAACATAAAACAAGATATGTAAAATTAAAAGCACAGATTTTTACTGAAGAAGGCGGAGAAGTTGAAATTGCGATGGTTTCTTCCGATAGCGGTCAGCAAATCATGAGTAAAGCTTCATCAAAACAGACTAGCGCACCATCGCAAAACGATGATGTGGATCTTGTTTATGATTTAGGTGTTCCAAATGGTGAACTTAAAAGTTTTTATTTACGAATGAGAAACAAGGTGGCAGGAAAGAAAGCGTATGCGCGTGTGTTCCGCGTGTGGCTAGAAGGTTAATAGATAAGTATTAAAAAACGAATTTTAAAATAAAACTAAGCGATTCGGGGGTGCATCTATGAGTTTTACTTTCCAACCGTTACAAAAAAACGATTTCGGATTGCAATTTAAGAATTCATATAATCAGTTTGGAACTGATGTAGAAAAATATATCAAAGGTATCTCTGGAGAAGTTGAAAGTACCTTATTAAATATTAAAGGACAAAAGATAAATGCAGGTGTAACATATCCGTTATATAATACCGTTCGTGATGGGATAATAAACAACGTTCAAGATATTGTGAAAAATGCGGTTTTATCAGCGAAAGTTCATGGTGCAAAACGAGATAAATATTACATGATTGAATGGATCGGTAATGGTTATAGCTCAGGTGGTGTTTCATATTGGGGTATGCAGTTATCCGAGTTTAATAGGGATGATACAGGAAGAATTGATAGTTCCACACGTAGATTACTATTGAATTATAGAAATGATAAATTCCCGCAACCAGTTGAAACGATTGTTTCCAGAACAATCGATTTACCAAGTGAGGGTCTCATATTTGAGGTAACTTACGATAGATCTGTATTCGTAAGCGCCTTGAATATTGCAAATGGAGAGTCTGGTCGCGGTCTTGGTTGTGTCATTCACCAAGAAAATTATAACTATCGTTTGGATGTTGAAATAGATAAAGCGAGTGTAAATAAAATTATAATAGATAAACAAAGCAGTGAGTTTACAGTGTATCGTTTAGCGTCAAATGGTAATTATGTAGGTATTAATATGTTATTTGCAGAAAAAGCATTAGACACCTCAGTCTTAGCTAGTAATTATAAGTTATGGTCTGTAAAATCAGTGAAGGAATACAAAAGAACAAACACGTTTGTTCCGATTAGGACAATTATTGATAATTCAGCTACAACAATGGATACTATTTTGAGAGAAAAGCAGACGACAGATTATACCGGTGGTTTATATCATGGTGATGAAGTGAATGAGGAAGTAATTTTAACAATTGATGGGAAAGTAATACCGATTAATACAGTAGGAATGTTTGTGGCTGACGAATTAAGGATTATGCAGCGTAATAAGCTATATCGAGATAATCAATATACAAAAGGTGAATTACAGCAATTCGGAACAGTAGGGAAAGAACATATTTTTAATGTGAAAGATGGATATAGTTTATCACAAGTGATTACATTCCAAGAACCAGTGACTTTAACAATGGCCATTATGGGCGCTTTACCTCTATATAGGGTGGATGATAAGGGAGTTTCTTTATGGAATACATTCTACAGTGATATAGCATACGTGACTCGTAATATAGCAGTTGCTGGAGAAAATACGCCTGAAGAAGAAAATGTTCAAACTGTTGTATTAATTGGTAGTAATGTGAGTTGTGTATATAAAGAAGAACGAACGAACCCGTTACCTGGAAATCGAACATGGGTAAATAACACAGGGAGTTACGCAAAATTATACAATTCATTTTGTCCCAGTGGGTATGTCACAAAATCTGGCGAACAGTTTAAACAAACAACAAAATATTATTTTGATTTCAGTTAAACGCCTAATAAAGAATGGGTGTTTTTATTTTGCTTTAAATACATGTAAATGGAGGAATTTATTATGACACAAACACAATCAGTTAAAATTTACGTAGGGGTTCCACAAACTGCAAAGTTACCTGTTTATGAAGCGAAACAAGGGAATAGAGTTACAGCCACTAAAATGATTTTAACAAATACAGACACGGTTGCCTCTAAAGTAACAATTACACTAAATACAATCGATATTATGAAAGATATTCTTGTTGCAGGTGGAGAAACTAAATTTCTTGATATTGCAGTTGTAATGGATCCTAATGATACACTTTCGATCCAACAAGAAAAACAAAATGCTGTTAATGTAACAATTACTGGTGTTTTAGAATCAACTTTCGCGATACCTGGATCTTATTAAGAAAAATCAATCAACATTTCAATAAAATACGGCTTTTAAGGACAAGCGTGCAGCAGCAGGCTTTTTTATTTTGAATAAAGGAGTGAAAAGATGGCTGAATTAAAACACGATGATATGAAGGAATTACTTGTAGGGTTGACCAGAGTAGAAACCAAGCTTGATACACTCGGTAATGTCAAAGAAGTTGCCATTGAAGCCCAGCAATCAGCAAAAAGCGCTCATTTGCGTGTGGATAGATTAGATAAATTAGTTTTTTGGTTAGGTACGACAGTTATAGGAGCTGTTATCGTTGGGGCTATTACAGCATTATTCAAATTCGCAGGAAAGTAGGGAGAAGAATGAATAAGGAAAATATCAAAAAACGATTCCGCAACTGGAAAACATGGGTTGCGGTTTTTTCTTTGCTTGGATTTTTATTTACGAAGTTGGGTGTTCCAGAGGCAAAGAGTTTCTTAGATGAATTGGCACCATATTTATTTACTGTTGGCGTTGTACTTGGTATTTGGTCTGATCATGAAGTGAATAGTGAAGGGGACGATAAATAATGGGAAACATCGCGGATATTTCTAAGTGGAACGGTAATATTAACTGGCCATTAGCAAAGCAATACATTGATTTCATCATAGCTCGTGTGCAAGATGGTTCAAATTATGTAGATCCATTATATAAAGGATATGTACAAGCAATGAAGCAGCATAACATTCCTTTTGGTAATTATGCATTTTGCCGTTTTGTATCAATTAATGATGCGAAAAAAGAAGCACAAGATTTTTGGAACCGTGGTGACAAGAGTGCTACGGTTTGGGTGGCTGATGTGGAAGTAAAGACAATGGATGATATGAGAGCTGGTACACAGGCGTTTATCGATGAATTACGCCGATTAGGTGCTAAGAAAGTGGGTTTATATGTTGGTCATCATATGTATGAACCTTTCGGTATGGCGAACGTAAGATGTGACTTTGTATGGATTCCACGTTATGGCGGTAATAAACCAGCATATCCTTGTGATATTTGGCAGTACACAGAAACGGGAAATGTACCTGGTATTGGTAAGTGTGATCTTAATTCACTTATAGGTAATAAATCACTGTCTTGGTTTACCGAATCAGCAACACAGGAATCTGTACAAGCGCCTAAACAAAATATCATTCAAACAGGGGCATTCTCACCATATGAATTACCTGATGCGGTAGGTGCTTTGAAATCACTGAACATGACAGGTAAGGCGATTATAAACCCGGAAGGATTGACTTATATCGTTACAGACCCGACGTCAGATGTACAGTTACAAGCTTTTAAAGAGTATCTCGCAAGAAAAGATTGGTGGTATAAAGATAAATAAAACAAAAGAATAGTTTGATGAACAAAAATAAGAGCCGTCCTGTTGGGCGGCCTTTTTTATTGCTCAATTACTGTTGCACTAATTTTAGGCATTCCTGTTTTATCTTTTTCGTCGTAGGCGCCATAGATTGTTACTATTGATCCTTTAGATATTTTTAAACCGTTTTTAAGTGTTATTTCATTTTCGTTCGTTTGCACTCCACTTTGGATAATTTGAATAGTGTACATGCCTTTGCCGTCATTTTCGTTTGTACTTATGACAAATGAAGGTAATGCTGAAGACTTAAGTAATAAATCTACCGTTCCGGTGACTTTAAGCCTTTTTCCTTTTTCGTATTGATCTCCATTTGCCTTAACAAAACTAACTTCTTCAGCATCTTGCTTTATCTTCTTATTTAACTCATCCTGAGATGTTAAATCTTTTTTAGTTTCTGGTTGAGATTTGACGTTCGTTTTTTCACTTGATTCACTTTGTTTAGAAGAATCACAAGCTGTTAGACCTAACAATAAGGTACTTCCAATACAAATACTTATAAGTTTTTTATACATTTTCATTCTCCTCCTCTATCCAAATTTCTTCCATGTGCAATTTTAATTCCTTTGCAATTTTATAGGCTGTAAGAAAGGTAGGTAGTGTCGTGTTATTAACAAGTGAACTCATTGTAGTTTGACTAATTCCAATAAGTTTTGAAAATTCCTTTTGACGTATTTCTCTTTCAGCAAAAATAACACGAAGTTTACATTTTAATCGCACAATATCACCCCTTTAATTATATACAATTCGCATATGGAAATGTGTCCTCCTTTAATTTAATCAACGAACATTTAGAAAAGTTTAAATGGACAGGCAATATAACTCTTTCTAAGTCATATACCTATATCAAGACCACGAGGAATACCAAGTGGAACTAAGGACATCAAGAGGGGAGAGGGCGCGCATGCGTTGGCAATATTCATATTTAAACGAAACGCCTTATCTGTATCCATCAAAAGAATTAAGAGGTATGTATAGGGATTCAAGTGGTAAAAAAGAAACAAATGCAATTGTGGACCACATGGAAAGACATAAGGTTTTTAACAATCGTGAGTACAAAGGTTATTACCGTTTATCAAACGATATAATGGATGATTTATATGAAGATGAAGTATTGGAATGGGGAGACGTTATCAACGAGTATCAGCCTGTAATGACAGCGAAGGGATTACAACTCATTCGAAAAGAGGGATTCAAATGACAATCGTTGGTGAAGTGGTAGTTGTATGGACGGCAACTGGCTTGTCAGTTATTACGATGAAGGTTGCAGAGAAAATGGGCCAGAGTGTTCCATATTGGCTTCCACGTATGACCATGTACACAACACTTACAGGCTCATTCTTATATCTTCTACGTTATGTTCTCTTTGCGTTTCTATAAAGGAAGAAGGTTGTGGAATTTGAGTTGCTAAGGATAACAAGGAAACTCCCTTGTACGAACGGTGTTTACTTGCGAGGGAGTTTTATACCCAATTAAGGGTATAAAAAGGGGGAGAAAAATGATCGAATTATTATTGGTGCCAGCTGCAGGTTTAACTGTTGCATTGTTCGGTGATAAGTTCAAACGTAAAGATGATGATAGGCGAAAGATACAAGTGTTCTTTGAGGTATCTGGAATTGCGATTAAGAGAGAAGACAAATTGCATTATCCGAAATTTCAAAAGCAAGTCGATGATGATCGCAGCACAACTTTTATTTATACCTTGCCTGTTGGAATGCCAAGTAAAATTATTCAAAAGGTTGAGGATGTTGTAAGTGAAGGATTAAATAAGCCTGTTCGAATCAAATACGATAACTATAAATTGAGGATTCGTGTATTCCATAAAGAAATACCGAAGAAATGGGACTGGTCTATACGATTAGTGATAAAAGGAAAATGGTGTGTGCCTATTGGCCAGAGTTTAGAAAGAATTATGTATCATGATTTTGATGACACGCCACATATGGCAATAGGTGGTTTAATTCGTATGGGGAAAACGGTGTTTTTAAAGAATATATTTACTACCTTATCATTAGCGAATCCTGAACATGCACATTTTTATTTAATTGATCTGAAAGAAGAAGGGTTGGAGTTTAGTGAATATAAGAAACTGCAGCAAGTTGAAATGATAGCAGAAACACCACAACAAGCGCATGCGATGTTAATAAAAGTTATGGAGAAGATGAGTGAGCGCGGAAAGTTCATGAAAGAGCGCGGCATTAAGAATATTGTTCATACAAAAGAAAGAGATCGGTTTTTTATTGTTATCGATGAAGGTGCGGTATTAGCTCCAGCAAAAGGATTACCAAAACCGCATAATCAAATGTTAGAAGAGTGTCAATATATGATTAGTCATATTGCGCGAGTAGGTGGAGCGCTAGGTTTTCGGATCGTTTTTTGTACGCAATATCCTACTAGTGATTCATTACCAAGAGTAGTAAAGCAGATGTCTAATGCAAAATTAGGTTTTAGATTACCTACACGTACTGCATCTGAAGTTGTAATTGATCAGCCAGGATTAGAAGTGCTGCCATCCATTCCAGGAAGGGCCATTTACATGAAAGACACCTTCACAGAGTTACAAGTACCTTTTATTGAAGATGAGATCATGTGGAAACATCTTAGAGAATATGAGGTGGAGAAGGATGAGTACATTGAAACAATTGAAGAAAGAACGTCAGATGATGATACTTGCGACGATTAGAACGCTTCAATTTGCCACCAGACGGCATTTAATGTGTGTGCATAATATGGGCGGTATAAGGAATGCAAATCGTATTATGAAAGATTTAGCGCCTTTTATTAGTCGTGTTACTTACTATAAAGAATATGTTTATTACTTAAATAAAGAAGGGCATGCATTATTAGGGGAAGGAAAGGTTGTTTCTAGAAATAGAATGGAGCATGCGATATTAAGAAATGAAGCGTGGTTGCGTTTATATTGTCCTGATGATTGGCAAATAGAAACAGAAATAAAATATAGAAAAAATAGGTGAGAAGAAAAGAATTATTCCTGATGTGAAGTTTCGCGATGAAGAAGGTATACTTCATGCAGTTGAAATAGATCGCTCACAGAAAATGAAAGTGAATGAAGAGAAGTTAAAAAAATATGAAGAACTCACACAAATTTATAAACAAAAGCATAACGGGAAAGTACCAGTTATTCATTTCTTTACAGTGACCAAGTACAGAGAAAGGAAACTGGAAGAGTTGGCAGCTAAATATGATGTTTTTGTGAAGGTTGATGTAATAGAAGAATTTTAA